AACAACGCGCAGATTCTCGGCGCCATCCAGAAGCACGCATCCAACGCGTACCAGTCCCGAGTACCCGCGCCGACACAGGCAAGTATTCAGGCCACCCAAGAGCACCTGCTCACGAACAAGCCGGACTGGAACGAGTTCACGGATGCCCTCCTGAACCGCATCGGACTGGAACTGTTCCGTGTTCAGCAATTCAAGAACCCGCTTGCGAAGTTCAACAAGGGTGACCTGCGCAACGGTGACACCATCGAAGAAATCGCTTACGGACTCGCAGAGGCTTACGCCTATGACGTGGACCGTGACTATCTTGAGCGGGCCATTTTCGGTCAGGAGCGTCCCGAGGTTCAGGCGGCGTATCACAAGATCAACCGTCAGAACTTCTACAAGCTGACGATCAATGAGCCGATGCTTCGACGCGCGTTCAATTCGGAGTTCGGCCTGTCCCAGTACATCGCGGGTCAGATGGAAATCCTTTCCAACTCGGATGAGCTCGATCAGTACGTCATGATGACGGGTCTGTTCAAGGAGTACTACGAGAACGGTGGATTCTTCAAGGTCAGTGTCCCCAACGTGGGCGCCGATGGTTCCACCGAAGCGGACGCCAAGAAGTTTCTCCGCAAGGCTCGTGCGATGGCGGACAACCTCACGGTTCTGTCCCGTCACTACAACGCTGCCGGTCTGCCGGTCAAGGCGTCGCGTGACGAACTGGAACTGTTCATCACGCCCGAAGCCAACGCGGCGGTGGATGTCGAAGCTCTCGCAGCGGCATTCAACACGGACCGGGCAAACATGCCGTTCCGTATCACCGTCGTCCCCGCGGAGTATTTCCGTATCCCCGGGGTTCAGGCAATCCTCACGACCGAAGATTTCTTTATCGTCGCGGATTCGTTCTACCAGGTGAACCGGATGGATAACCCGGTCGGCCTGTATGAGAACCATTTCTTGCACCACCACCAGGTCATCAGCACGTCTTTGTTCGTGCCCGCTGTCCTGTTCTACACCGGAGTTGGAGACACGATCACCATGGGCGACGAGCCGGTCACGGATGTTTCGCCCATCGTCGTCACCGACCGCAACGGAACGGTTGTTACCGAACTGGAGCGTGGCGAGGTTTACGCCATCGACGCATCCGCAATCTCGACCGGGGACGCGAACGCTGTCAAGTTCGATTTCCTGCCGAACGCGGGTCCGTTGTCCTCGCACACGATCATCCGTCAGGAGGGTCGCACGTTGCTTGTCGCCATCGATGAATCGGCCACGGCGCTCACGCTCCGTGCAACATCCACCGATGACAACACGATCACGGAAACCCTCGCGCTGCCGGTTGTGGGCGAGAAGCTGACACTGTGGCCCGATCCCCGGGTGACCGTGTTCGCGGGCGTGACGTTCACGGACGCGGGTGACCTCGTGACGATCCCTGAACACGGGGCTGTCGTGGGTAACAAGATCGTGTTCGGTGCTATCACCGGCACGACCGGTGTCGTTGCCGGAACGGAATATTTCGTCAAGACGGTTCCGAGTGCCAACACGCTCACCCTGTCCGCAACGGATGGCGGCGCGACTCTCGCACTGACCACGAACGGCACGGCGGCATCTGCGGCGATTTTCTCCGCGTAAGCTGTGACGTTACCGGGGCCACACGTTAAACGTGTGGCCCCGGTTCACCATTCTTAACTGACAGGTTGCAATGAATCAGATTAACGATCCCGCACTCGAATACGGCGCGGGCACACAGTTCGATTACTCCGTTTGGGAGCCCGGGACACGGGTGTCCCTATTCTCTGTCCCCTGGGATTCTGTCTATCGTGACACGTGGTTCCCGGGTGAGGACAACGCAACACCTGTTCAGCGTCGCGCGATGCTGAATACCTACCTGGATTCGTTGGAGTCCCCGCAAGCAACGATGACGGGCGGTTCGCCTGTCCGTATCGACATCCCCGTGCGCATTCCGTTGTCGCACAACCGGGCGATGCGTTACAACTATTTGCGTGCCCGTAACCCGCTTATTGCAACGGGCGCAAATCCTGGCGGTGACGTCCAAAAGGACTACTACTATTTCATCCTGAATGCCCGTTACGTGAACCCGGGAATGACAGAGCTAACTCTGCAACTCGACCTATGGCAAACGTTCATGTACGACACCGTTATCGGTAACTCATACGTTGAACAGGGTCACGTGGGCATTGCCAACTCACGTCAGATGGATAACAACGGTCGTGACTTCTTGACCGTGCCCGAGGGCATTGACACGGGCGGCGAATATCGCATCGCCGCGACAAAGCGTGAACTTCTCCGCGACCCGCAAACAGGCGATAAGTACAACGTTCTCGTGTGCTCCGCTGTCGACCTGTTTAAGTCTGGCGGCGAACAGGGAAATAACGCGAATCCGCCACGTATGGTGACATCTCCCGGTGGACGTTTTCAGGGCATCCCGTCCGGCGCTCAGTATTACGTTCTACGCAATGCGTCGGCACTGGAAACGTTTATGGATTTCGTGGCAGACAAGCCGTGGATGTCTCAGGCGATTTTGTCGATCACGCTTATTCCACCGATGACGCGCTATTACAATTTCATTCAGTACAACGGGGATGCACGCCTAGGCGGGGCTATGACGTTCCCTCAAGATATCCCGCCCGTTCTGTACCGTGATTTGTTCCCCAACTGGCGTGACAACATTCTGTCGCAAATCCCGGAACGATACCGACACTTGAAAAAGTTGTTGACGTTCCCGTACATGGCGATTGAGCTAACAACGTTCACCGGCACACCGATCATTCTCCGTCCCGAGGCATGGAACAATCCCAACGCATCGGTTGTTGAGCGTGCGTCGCTTATGCCGCCATCGCAAAAGGTGATTTGGTTCCCGCGTTTCTACAACACGACCGGCACCCCGATTGCGTCTATCGACGCTGACGACCCGGGCGAGTATTACGACCTTATGACGCAGATTGCCGGTTTCCCGTCCGTCGCGTTGGTCAATAACGCTCACATCGGTTATCTCGCGTCCAATCAAAACGCCATCAATCAGTCATACGCCGCAGCAGATTGGGCGCAGCAGCGGGCGCTACGTGGCGCGCAAACCGGTTACGATCAGGCCGCTGCCGGTATCGGTGCGCAACGTGCGCAGACAGAGGCCGCGAACCAATACGCGGGCGCTTCACAAGCCATTTCACAGGACCTCGCGCGGCAGAATCAGATGTATAACGCCATAGGTGGCGCGGGACTCGGTGGCGCGGCAGGACTCGCAGCGGGGCCGGTTGGCGGCGCTGCCGGTCTAGCCGGTGGCGCGGGTGCCGGTGTGCTCGGTGCGCTGACGTTGAATAACACGCTGTCGGCACAGACACAGCAGCTAGGCGCACAGATCAATCAGGCATGGCGGTCAACAGATATCAGCACCGATCAATCACAGCTTGTCGCGGACTCTAACCGGGCCCTTGCCGAGTTCGGTGCAAAAGGTGACTACCAGCAGACCATCGCGGCGTTGGACGCTAAAGTGCAAGACACGAAGCTATTGCAACCGTCTACAAGCGGTCAGACAGCCGGTGACTTTATGCATCTTGTGCATAACTCGCAGCAGATCGCGGCACGTTGGAAGATGATTGATCCCGCCGCGATGGCAACCGTGTGCGAGCATTGGCTAGAGTTCGGTTACTCTGTTCACCGTCGCTACACGCCTCCCGCATCACTTGCCGTCATGTCGAAGTTCACATATTGGAGGTTCGGTGCTGCCAATCTTCGAGTAGCCAACATTCCCGAGGGGTTCAGTAATGCGTTGCGTGGCATTCTTGAAAAGGGAGTCAAGGTGTGGCGTGACCCGCGCGACATCAGTAACACTGATCTAGGTGATAACGATCCCCTTACCGGGATTGCGTTGCCGACATACGCGGTTGCAGAGACTATCGCACCCGTTCCCGTTCTAGACGAAAGTATCGAAATGGCTTATTCAATCATTGCAAACTCTGCCGCACCCGGTGAAACGCTTGTCGCTTCACAGCTGACAGGTGAAAGTGTCATCGTCACGTCGCCGGTGCATGTCGATCTCTTGAACAAGTTCAAGACAGGGCAGGGTGTGAGCATGCTCCCGGCTGAACTGGAAATCGTGCGCGGATACATTCGAGAGATCAACGAATCGATTGTGACCCCGTAACCATGGCCGGTAAAGAACGCGATTACGTTGCGCAGGAATATTATGCAACGCATTTGACGAACTTTTCATCGTTCGTCAACAACCCGACCAGGGACCGTAAAGCGATCATTCAGCGCATGCTTATGCGACAGATCGGAGAGATTGCGACGAACCGTTTCAAGTGGATCAACCTCCCCAAAACGATCAACCCGCGTTTTCTCGAAATGACGCTTGCACGTCACGCGCTGTCCGTTTTCTATTACGACTTCGAGCTAGGACGTTTCCTAGCCCTCCGTGGCGGTGCCGCCAACGCGGGCGACGTGCAAGACGACCCAACAACCTTTCGGGTTTTCGGTAACCGTTTCACACCCAAAACGCTACCCATCGAATACTGTGTGCCCATTTGGGCAAACTACTTTCGCGTGCCGGACTGGGACATCGTGCTCGTGTACGCCTCCCGTATTGCGGAAATCGATGTGACGTTGGAAATCAACGCGCGACAGGCTCGCCGTTCCAAAGTTGTCACGGTAGACGAGAACCGTCGTCTGTCCTATGAGAACATCATCAATCAGATCGATGAGGGCAAACCGGCTATCAAGGTGACAGAGAACATCTTGCAGGATAACGCGATTCAGGCCCTTGATCTAGGTTTGGATGTTGACAAGTCGCTTATGTCCATGCACCTGTATCGCACCCGTGTCTGGAATGAACTTATGGGCGCGCTCGGTATCAACAACTCGAACCAGGACAAAAAAGAACGGCTCGTATCCACGGAAGTTGACGCCAATAACGATCAAGTAGCGGCTACCCGTTTTGTCAACTTGAACGCCCGTCAACAGGCCGCTATCGAAATCAATGAAATGTTTGGTCTAGACATTCGCGTTGAGTACAGCGCTGACGCGAAAGCTCAGGAGCAATCCCAGACAGAGGACAACTTGCCGTTGCCGGGTATGGAATCATACTTGACGCAGGTAGACGATCCTGCAAAGCCGCAGCCTAAAGCGATTGAGGCGTAATCATGCCAGAGTTCACACTAGAACTACACCGAGTGCTTGTGTTCACCGGTGCAACGTTGGACGAAACCGGTAACCTTGTCGGTGGGCACATCGGTTTGGATGACTACCCGATTTTCGATGAGAGCTATCGGGAAACGTTGAACCGGAAAATCATCAACCGTTACTTGAATCGTGAAATCGGTTTGGAGAACCCCGAACGTTTCATCCACAACTTGTCGCGGCGTATGCATGAAATCATGCCCGCTTACAACGAGTTGTACGAAACAACCCAACTTGCGGTTGATCCGTTGCGCACGGTGGACATGCTCACCATCACGACAGGTAAAACCGAGTCTGAGCGGCAGACAACATCCGCCAACACATCGAGCACGACGGCAGGATCCAAATCCCGTCAGATTTCGTCGGACTATCCTCAGTTCCAGCTTGCCGAGAACGCGGACTATGCCACGGCGGGCGCGGACTCCAACGCCCAAAACACAGCATCCGGTACCGGGTCTGCCACGGACGCATCAACCGGTAAAGATGACGTTACCGGGGATTCACGGGTTACCGGCTACCAAGGCTCGCCCTACGATTTGATTCTCCGGGCTCGTGCCGCCATCATCAACATTGACCTTGCAATCATCGAAGAACTATCAGACCTGTTCATGCTGGTCTGGGACAACGGCACCGAGTTTCTGCCGTCCAACTGGAAAGGTAACCTGTAACCGTGAGCGACATCATCCCGGGCATCATCCCCCTGCCGAACTACCCCGGCGCTATCTCGCCATTCAGCGACACGGTACCGTTCACCGCACGTTCCGGTGCATCTTTCGCGGAAGTGTTCTACGGTTTCCGCCACCATTTCGATGCCATCGTTTTGCCCGCGCTGAACGGAAACGTTCAGGCACTCACGGACGCATGGAACGAAAACAAAGAGGCACTACAAGCCATCTTTAATCAGGCCATCATCGACCTGTCTGCCGGTGTCACAGAAGCTGTCGTCGGCGTCGAAGAGGACCGCGCCGCTGCCGACGCCGCACGCATCGCCGCAGAGGCCGCACGCGACCTTGCCGAACAGTACGCATCGGATGCCGCCATCGCCGTTGACGCATCCGTCGCGGCCATTGCGAGCGACGATGAATCCGCGTTGCGTGGCGTATTGGACGGCCTGTATGCGTCCGCGTCTGCCGTCGCAGACCTCGCAACACTGGTCACCACGGGGCGTCTGTCAGAGGAAAACCTCGCGCTACTTGCGAGCATCGATTACGTTGACGATGCCGTTGCGGCGTTGAATGATTTGATCGATGAGAAAGCCAGTCTTGCCACACAGACGACGGTGGAAACAGGTCGACTGAGCATTGCGTCACTAAACGATCGTTTCGCAGATGTCAACAAAACGGCGCTTGCCGCGAAGCTCGGTGGACGTGTTTTCATCGGGGACCAGTTCGACAAGATGCGTGCAGGGCTCATCACGCCCGCAAGCAACACGCGCGTTGTCGTGTTGGGCGATTCGCATGCCGGTGACGGTGTGGGACCCAACTTGTCCGTTGTGCCGCGACTCGCGTTCCGTGCCGGTGCATCGAGTGTCCCGCCGCTGTCTGACGTTGTTGGTCCGATTGTCGCAACGGGTATGCGTTGGTGGAACGGTTCGAGCGGGGGAGCGGGTATCGCCAACTACCTGACCGCGCCGAAGATTGTGCAGATCGGTAACGTTCAGCCGGACTACGTGATCCACATCATCGGCGCAAACGATTTTGCCGGACAGACACCCATCGTGGACTACAAGAACTATCTGCGTGACTGGTCTGCACAGATCGAAGCCGGTTCCCCGGGTGCCGTGAACGTTTACGTTCACACGCACGGTTCCCCTGCCCCGGCAGTGCCCACTATTGGATGGAACGCTTACGGTGTGGCAATGGCAGAAGTTGCCGCAGAGCTACCCGTTAAGCGTGTATACATCAACGCGGACGACGTGCTCGGTGTCCTCGGTTTGTACGGTAGCCAGAACCGGACGGACCTGAAAATCCCCACGCCTGACCTGGTGCACCTGAACGGGCACGGCGCGCGCCTGTTGGCTGACATCATCGGCGGGTATATGGGTATTCCGTCCGAAACCGATTTTGGTTCGGTTCCGCGTGTTGCGGCATTCCCGGCGTTCGTCGGCTCGCCGCTGAATGACTACCTGTTGATTACCGGTCTGTACTTGCCCCCGGTGAACTACACACGATCCGTCGACATTGCGGGCAAGTTGTATACAGCGTTCTCGCATGTTAATGACGAAGTCCACATTCAACACTTCACGGAAGAGGCCGCTGTGACTCTGTTGGGTCGCAAGCGTTTCCGTGCTACTCGTGTAGGCGCGGTGGATGTCACCCTGTCCGCCAACTTCACCATTCTGCCATTCCAGGGCGCGTATTTCCGTTTGCTCGCCGCGCCGAACACGGTGAACGGTGGACAACCGATCACGCCTGTTGCGGACGTGAACTATTCATACTTGAACGCAACACTGAACGCTCTGTGAGCCATGGCTAAGCCACGTTCGATACAGCCGTATGGAAACAGTCTCCAAGTTCTCATGGACGACGGTTCAACGTTTCTCATGTTGCCGTCCGGGGGCTCGCTATGGCTTGTCGCGAGCGAAACCGAAGCGACGGCCCCTCCGCCCGAACCGGGTAGTGAGGGGCTGTCGTGGCCGTTCCCGTTGT